TTACGTAGGCAAAGTTTATTTTGAAGTTATCAAAGTCCTCACCGATGACGGTCATAAGATTTACAAAGTTTCTGTAATCGAAACAGAGGCTCAAATCATCTTCTTTTACATTCTGTAACAGATCAAACTTGAGGGTATTTGAATATGGATTCAATTTATCTGTTGTTTCCATAGCAAACACTTTGTTTATAACAGTAAAATAAATTTTGCCAAATCTCATACCGATTTTTTTGATTTTGTTGAAATCAATTACAAATGATTTATTCAAATCAAATGATACAAAATAATTTACATTGTCTCTTGGGGCGGATGCTGAGAAGGTCGTAACCACATTTGGTGAACAGAAAAAGATATTTGATTTCTGATTTCCTGATGTGATTGTTATCTTCTCATCGAAAACTCTTACATCCACTTCCTCATCGCTTTCGATAAGGGTAAGATATGGCATTACAGAAATACTGGGTTCTGAAAAGTTTAGGGTAAAGTCAACTACCTTTTTCAATTCAAAAACATCATTCGGAACATCCAGAATTACTATTGCGTCCTTGGAATTCTGCATCAACATTCTTGATTGAATTTTATCGGCAGTTAATTTCAACTGCACACTTTCAATCGAGAAATTGAGTGTCGCTTTCTGTAACACAGATTTAAAATTCTCAACATTTAATTTCATATTATATCACTCCTCTTTTTTCTTTTTTGTCAATCTTTTTCTGCCAGTTTTTTTAGTCTTTTTCTTCTCCGGCTTTTCCTTTATTTCTACTTTTCCAGCGGAAGTTGTTTCTGTAAAGGATGATGTTGTTGCTTGAAAAACAATTTCTTCATCAGTTTTAGATTTATCCAATTCTTTCAACAATTTTAGTCTCTGTTCCTTGATAGCTTTTTCCGTATTGATATCAAATCTACACCTGAAACAGATACCATCATACAATCTTATTCTTACTTTCTGGCATTTCTTACATACTCCACCAAGCATTTCTCTGCCTCTCTCTTTGATATGCCGTATTCGGTCATCAAAGCTTTTATTTTTTCCCCCCTCTCCTTATCCTTTTCGGATTTTCGCGGCCACCTTATATATCTTCGTCCTTTGGGAACTTTATGATAATAGTATTTATATATCCATTCATCATCCAGATTGAATAAAACCATATTCACATCATTGACTATTTCTATAAGAGAATTATCGTGAGATAGCCACAATGAAAGGACATAGGCTGAAACAATTTTCTTCTCATAGTCCATACCCGTCTTATAATATATGGAATTGAGAATATCGAATATTGTTTTCTCTTTCATAGTATTTATAATATCCCCCTTTTTATAAGGGAGACAACCATCGTCATAAAGTTTATTTCCTTATTTGCCACAAGACTATCTCTATAAAGGTATTCTCCTACTGCTAAGATGACATCGCCGGGGCTTTTCATTGTACCGGCCTTTTCATAGAAATAAAGATATAAATCTGGATAGTTTATAGAGTGTGCTCTCAAGAGCTTCCTGATTTCATCCACATTTTTCTCACAAGCTGCCTTGAAAATCTGTGCGTGAACTTCTGATACTTCATCCGCCTTGATGTTATCTATTTTACCATCAATAGTGTTCAATTGTAAAGTATGGATGATTTTCCTGATATCGGGATAAAGCTGTTTGATGATGGAAATAATCTGTTTATTGTCTATCACCTTCACCTTTTCCTTTTTTAGGATGTTCATACAATGTTTATAAATTTCTTTTGCAGGAGGATTGGTCAATTCAATGACTTGGCATCTTGATTGAATTTCTTTTATCATCTTGTGTCCATAATTGCACTGGAAGATGAATCTTGTGATTTCACTAACTTGTTCAATCAAATCTCTCAACATCGCCTGGGCTGATGGTGAAAGATAATCACTCTCATTCATTACCACTATTTTTAGTTTTGTACGGCCAAGAGCTGTGGCGAATGATTTTACTTTTGTTCTGATGCTGTCAATAGATGTTTCATCCGAACAATTCAACTTAATATGGTCAAGATTTGTTTCCCTCAAAAAGATATTCGTGAATGTTCCCTTACCTACACCCGGCGGCCCCACTAGCATGATATTCGGTATTTCGATTATTGCTTTCTGTAATCTTGGTCTGATTACATCATTCAATATCATATCCCCGAATTTTTGGGGTTCGTGTTTAAACACCCATATATCAGTATTACTTATTTTTTCATTCTCCATTTTCTCATTCCTTCTTTTGTGTCTCTACTTTTTTTCCCTCTTTCTTCAGTTGTATAAATGTGTCCACCTTTTTTCTATGGATTTTGTTGTTTGTCCAATATAAGTGATAATACCATAAATCTTCAGATTATCCATATTATTTGTTCAGTTCTTTCTTGAGTAGTTTTGATGCCTTGAATTTGATAACCTTCTTTGGTGATATGGTAATTTGTTCGCCGGTCTTTGGGTTCCTGATATTTCTCTCGGGCATATTCAATGTATAAAATGTGCCGAGACCCATCAGGGAAATTTTTTCTCCTCTTAAAAGGCCGTCGAGAATACCAGAAATAACAGAATCAACTGCAAGTTTAGCATCCGTTTTGGTAATACTCATATCATTTGATACAAAATCAGATAAAATTTTCCTGTTCATACGAAATTTCTCCTTTTTTAGATTTTAATTTATTATATCAGAAAAATATCAAAATGTAAACTTCTCCGATATTTTTCATATGATATAATATAACACATTATTTTCACTATATAAATATTTTTGTTGATATTGAAATAAATATACGGTAAGATATTATTGTTCTTTTGAAATTTGGGGATGAAATTGGGTTCGACAGAAATTTTTATATATCCGGTGCATGCCGGAGATGGTTATTAGGCTCCGTTATCAATACAATGTAAGTATTGGAAATTATTGAGAAAGATTTTTGTTGACAGGACATACTAATTACGGTATAATATGTCCTCTTTGAATGTAAGAAATTACAAAAATTGCGGAGTGAAGGCGAATGGTAAGCCGGCGCCCTGTTAAGGCGTAGATTGTGCAGGTTCAAGTCCTGTCTCCGCAGCCAGAAAAAAAAATGTTTACATTTATTGTAAACTATGATATAATTTCCTAAATAATAAGAGATTCTACTTTTTAGGGGTCGTTATGAGTAAACATCAGTTACATACATATTGTTGGTTTTATCAGGTGCCGACCCTTGCGATTGAAACGAAGCCAGCAGAGGGGGCGCTTATCGAATAAAAGGTCAGAATCCTATAAAGTGAATTTATTGAAGGGAGATTGGGTTTTGACCTAATCTCCCTTTTTTGTTTTTGTTCATTGAAAAATATTTCGGAGAGTGGCGCAGATGGTAGCGTGCTTGACCTGGGATCAAGAAGTCGCAGGTTCAAATCCTGTCTCTCCGACCAAAAAATAAATGGTGTAAACAAGGTAGTCCGGAACGCCTTGGTCGAATCGTCTAATGGATAGGACAACTTTGAGGAAGTAAATCTGTAGCGCTACGGAAACTTCCATAAAGGAAATGTGGGTTCGACTCCCACTCGATAACACCTTATGGCCGGTTAGCTTAGTGGGAAAGCCGCTGTTTTACACGCAGCTTAGAGAAAGTTCGATTCTTTCACCGGCCACCAATGGGGCTGTAGCCAAACTTGGGAAGGCACTACATTTGCAATGTAGTCATTGAGAGTTCGAATCTCTCCAGCTCCACCAGAAAGGGGAAGGATATGGATTCAATTCCTATTCCCGATGAAGGTATATGTAAACGATGTTAAATGCTAGCTTATGACATAGAGGAACATATATTCAGAGATCTCGTATAATGGATATTACATCCTCAGCAAAAATTATGTGGGGAGTTAAACCGTAAGTAGTAGCGGGCCGGACTGTAAATCCGGTGTCTTCGGGCTCGGGTGGTGCAACTCCATCACTCCCCACCAAAATAAGTAGAAGTAGAAAAGTATTGGTTGGATACAGTTACCGAAGACCCAACTATCACATGGTAACCTACTCCTACCATGAGAATATGGTGGTCGTGGCCAAATGGGAAGGCAAGAGATTGTGGCCCTCTCAAGAGTGAGTTCGATCCTCACCGATCACCCCAAATAAAATGGTGGGTTAGCTTAGTCTGGTTGAAAGTGCTGGCCTGTCAAGCCAGAGATCACGGGTTCAAATCCCGTACTCACCGCCAATGAGCTCGTAGCCAAACAGGGAAGGCAACGGTCTGCAAAACCGTAAATTGTGGGTTCAAATCCCATCGAGCTCTCTAAAAAATATGGGAGATGTGGGTTAAAGCCCCACCGGATTCTGCAGTAATCCGTAGGTTAATGAGAATAAACACGGGGAAAGACCGTGAACATACTATCATAAGTCTGTAAAAATCACGGGTACAGACCTGATAGTTCTTTCCCCCAAAAAATACAGACCTGTGGGCGAAAGGAATTAAGCCGTCACCCTTTCAAGGTGAAAATTGCCGGTTCAAGTCCGGTCAGGTCTACCAGATATGGGATGTGGGCTTATCGTTGAAATATACGGGTTGGACATGAGCCTGTACAGGATCGGGAGTTTATGGGGTGCCAACTTTTACCTACAGCGGCCCGATAGTGGGTTAAATCCCCACCACATCCCACGAATGAGACCGTCGCTCAATGGCAGAGCACCAGACTTTTAATCTGGGCTATGTGGGTTCGATTCCCATCGGTCTCACCAGAATATAAGTTGATTTATTCGATATCGCTCGAGGTCGCAAGTGTTGAGAGGTTTTTAACCATAAAAGAACGACACATAAAGGAAGGATAAATCAACCTACTGGAATAGGGGAGTTGTCGCCTAATTGGCATGGCACCTGACTCTTAATCAGGACAAATTGTGGGTTCAAATCCCATCAACTCCACCAAAATAAAATGGGGTGGTCGAGCAGGTGGTGAGCTCAGCAGTCTCCAAAACTGTATAAAGTGGAGGTTCGATTCCTCCCCGCCCCGCCAATTATGTTTATATCAAAGGCAACCGTATGTGCCGATTAGTGGTCTGAAGCTGAGCCTTGTGGTTCGGTGGACGGTTCAATTCCGTTGATATAAACATTATAATTTTTGCTCCCATCGACTAATCGGTTAGGTCGCCACCCTCTCAAGGTGGAGCTTCGGGGTTCGACTCCCCGTGGGAGTACCAAAGGAAAAAATGATGTATAATGATTATTACATTTATAAAGATGTAAGACCGAATGGTGAGTATATAAAAATACAGGTCATCAGGGAATTGAGGACGGTTCTTTCTATCGGTCTGAAAGAGGCAAAAAATATTGCTGATTTTATGGATAAGAAAATGAGTGGGGGATCTTCCGGACATACATATAGATTGAATATGACAAGTGGGCAGGCATTACAATTGGTGAGATTGGGTTTTGATGTCTGGCATCATCTTGGTGGAAAAGTAAGAGAGGAAAACAATCATCTACCGGATGAATTATTTGTAATTGAATAAGGGGCTGTAGCTCAATTGGGAGAGCGCTTGAATGGCATTCAAGAGGTAGCGGGTTCGAATCCCACCAGCTCCACCAAAGGATATAAAAATGGGAAAAACATTTATAACAGCAGATACTCACTTCGGTCACGAAGATATAATCGGTTTCTGCAATAGGCCTTTCAAGAATGTAAAGAAAATGGACGAGGCCTTGATAAGAAACTGGAATGGAAGAGTGAAGGCAAAAGATACAGTTATATTCCTTGGAGATTTTGCCTTCAGGGAATGTAACAAGATTGATTATTATCTTGACAAGTTGAATGGAAATAAAGTATTCGTTCGCGGCAACCATGACCGTAACAATGGTCTCAAAACAAAAATTGAAAACCTTGTTTTGAGAAACGGTAATGATCTTTTGTTTTGTGTTCACGATCCAAGGCATATAAATAGAAATATCACCATCAACCTTGTTGCACATACTCATATGAACTGGAAAGCAAGAAGGATTACATGGGAAGATGGTCATAGGGGAAACATTATTATCAATGTTGGGGTAGATTGGTGGAATTTTCATCCAATTGAATTACAGGAAGTAATGGCTTATGTAAATCATATAAAGAAAAACTTTCCTGTATTGAATTACAATTACGGAGAATGGGTAAAACCTTTTGATGATGTCTGTAACGGTATGATACGAAACACGCATCTCATCTTGTAAGGTTGATGTATGAAGGTAAGGAACTGTTACTTACCGGACATCTTACCTTTCCAAGACCGGAAGCAGACTTACTTGTAAAAGTGAGAAACGGTTTGTGGTCTTACGATGAGTTGATGGAATTTGTTGCGGAGTTTGACTTGAAGTTTGATGAGTGGTGTTTGTTATCTCGACTTCCCCATTCTCCCGATAGGGAAACGGTGAACAAACTCTGTATGGATGTTGCTCGTAAACATTTGATGAGATAACGGGTTGGATGCGAAAGCAAGCTGACCATTCCTATAAGCGCCTACAAGGAATGGGGAGATCCGTCAGGAGGCATTTGCCACCGTGGACGGGAACCCATAAAAATTAGGGTGCGGTTTAAACCGTAGGCATGGGATGCCGCAAAGGCGATGAGGTTATGATAAAGTTGGATGCGGTCTACCCCAACAATGGAGATGTAGCTCAGTAGGTAGTAGCGCTTGCCTGAAGAGCAAGAGGTCGCCGGTTCAATTCCGGCTGTCTCCACCAATGCCGGAATGGCGCAATTGGAAACGCAGGACTTTCGTAAGGTCAAGATTATCGGTTCGAATCCGATTTCCGGCTCCAATAAATGCCAATGTAGTTTAATCGGTAAAATACAACTCTTGTAAAGTTGGTGATGGTGGTTCGAATCCACTCATTGGCTCCATTTATATTGTTCAAATGAAGATAGATTTAGTGGTAAAAGTTTTTAAAATAAGCGGGTGTAACTCAGTGGTAGAGTGCTACCTTGCCAAGGTAGACGTCGACGGTTCAAATCCGTTCATCCGCTCCAAATTGTGCCGGTGTGATGGAATCTGGCATACATACTGCGCTTAGAACGCAGGTTTTCGGGGTTCAAATCCCTGCACCGGCACCATAAATAGATATGGATTCACAGGCGGAAATTTTAATTGGGGTATCTTAGGAGCCCCAAAATAAACCATCTTAGGAGGTTACTGACTATGAATTATTTAGCACCAAGAAGTTTATTTGATAACATACTTTTCAAAGATTTTTTTGGGGATGATTTTTTCTGCCCCCTTCCGTCTTTGAAAAAAATTGGTTATCCGGTTGATATCTATGAGACCGACGATAACCTTGTCCTTGAGGTTGCCGCAGTTGGACTTGACAAGTCTGATATCAAGGTCGAGATTAAGGATGATATTCTTTCGATCTCTTATAATAAGAAGGAAGAAGAGTCCGAAAGAAACTATGCCTATAAAGGCATTACGAAGAAGTCCTTCAATCTTGCTTGGAGAATTTCAGACAAATTTGATTTGTCGAATACATCCGCCAATCTTGATAGAGGGCTTTTGAAGGTTATTGTTCCTGTGGCTCCCGAAAGGAAACCAAAGGAAATTGAAGTGACAATTAGCTAATTTTTTCCGCCTGTGAATCCATCATTTTATGGAAACAAGAAAAGCAAGAAAAAGAAGACTCGAAGAGAATTTTTTCCAAAAGTATTGTAATGGAAGGGGTATTGATATAGGTTGTGGTAATGATCCTCTGTTACCTAATATTGACAAGTGGGATTTTTCCATAAGTCCGGATCAAGATGCAACCTATATGAAAGGTATTCCTGACAACACATACGACTTTGTATATTCGTCACATTGTCTTGAGGATTTATCACGACCCGATATTGCAATAAAAAACTGGTGGAGAATTTTGAAGAATGGTGGCTACCTGATTATATTTGTTCCTCACCGTGATCTGTTTGAGTTGAGAAAAACATTACCCTCTGCCGGTAATGTAAATCATAGGTGGTACTTTGTCATTGACAAGAATGAGCCACCAGTTACAATAGGATTGATACCGTTTATTGTTGACAATCTTACGGACTATGATATAATTTATGTGAAGAAGTGTGACGATAACTACAGTTATTATATAAAGGACGAAAAATATGTAATAGCAAGTGGAGAGTTTTCCATCGAGGCTGTGATAAAAAAGGGAAACAAAACAAAATATATTGATTGAGCCGAATTGCCTGAGTGGTGGAATTTGGTAGACACAATAGGTTTAAACCCTATCGGGAAACCATGCAGGTTCAAATCCTGTCTCGGGCACCATAAAATTTAAGAAAAAAGAGTAGAGATAAACAGAAAGGTTAGTATAAAACGAAAGGGTGTTCCAACTAAAGGGAAATGGTGTTTTACGGATGAACAGCGCAGAAAAGGTGGAACGATTAGTGGAAAGATAAGAGCCAAAAGGGTTCTTAGTGAGATATTATCACTTCCTTTTAATGAATTGTCTAACAAATACAGTAGAACAGGAATAAGAACAAGGGTTTTGTATGAACAAAACCACAAATGTAATAAATGTTCTTTAAAAAGTTGGTTGGGTAAACCTTTAACATTGGAACTTCATCATATTGATGGTAATAAAACAAATAATAAAAGAGAAAATTTAGAAGCTATTTGTCCTAATTGTCATAGTCAAACAGACAATTTTAGATTTAAAGGAAAGACACATTCAAAGAATGGGGAAGTGGTGTAATAGCAGCCACGCAAGTCTGAGGGGCTTGTGCTCGAAAGGGCGTGTAGGTGCAAATCCTACCTTCCTCACCAAATAAAAATGGCCGGGTAGTTCAATGGTAGAACGCGCGACTTATAATCGCCTGATGGTAGGTTCGACTCCTCCTCCGGCTACCAGAATAAGAGGTTATTATGAAACAGTTGGAACAGAAAAATCTCGATGAGATAATGGCAAAGATGTTTGAGATGGCCGGCGCCACTTATGATCCGTCTATCGTGAAGAAAAATAGATGGTATCTGAAATATAGGTGGACAAAGGCACAGGAAGAAAGTTTCAAAAAATGGTTGGTATCCTATTTGAAGAAAAATAAATTTTGCCTGAATACGAAGATTGCAGAGAAGCAGGCTGATTATTTTATTCTCTGGACAGGATTTCCAACATCGGATTTTGAGAAGAAATAAGCGGGGTTCGTATAGTGGTAATACCTTAGCCTTCCAAGCTAAAGCCGAGGGTTCGATTCCCTTACTCCGCTCCAAAATTTTTATGGACGATAGAGTTATAAAAAATCTTGATGAACAAACTCCGGTGGATACTATTCACAATGTCGGAGATTTTGATACTGTTCTTTTCAAGAGAGATGATTTGTTCCTTCCGTTTGAGGACACTCCGCGATTGGGTGGGGGGAAAGTGAGACAAGCCTTTTCTCTGTTTTCTTCTCTGTCGGAAAAATTGAAAAGATATAATGGTATCTCAAGTTACGTTTCCGTTTCCTCACCCCAGGCGATGGTTGTGACAAGAACGGCCAAGGAGTTTGGTTATAAAACATTCCTTGTTGTTGGTGTGAACTCGTCTGTTGAAAATATAATTGAGAAATATCGGCCAATCAGGGAATGTTACAGGATTGGTGCGGAAATTCATAACTTGGCAAAGATAGGTTACAATACAGTAATCAAAAATAGGGCAAAGAAATTTTTAGAGGAAAACAATCTGTACCTTGTCAACTTTGGTATCAATGTTGATGAGAATACCGAGGCGCTTGTGGGATCTGTGGCGGATCAGGTCAAAAATGTACCTGACAATCTTGATGCCGTTATCGTTCCGGTGGGGAGCGGTATTCAATTCGCCTCAATTATTGCCGGTATAAAGAAGTATAATAAAAATGTTGATAGAATTATTGGTATACAGATTTCCGGATATGATCGGACAAAGGATATCAATTACATACTGGACAAATTGAATATAAAATGTGACTATGAATTTTATATTGATAGGACTTATCCGTACACAAAACATATAACAACTAAAATAACGAATACTGAAGATTTTAGTAAGAGTTTCGAAATGAATGTTGTATATGAATCGAAGGCGTGGAAAGCCCTCTTGAGAGAAAGATATAATCTGAAAAGAACAGATAAAATTTTATTCTGGATAGTAGGTAATAACAATTACCTTTATATATAATGCTATCGTGGCTCAGTAGGCAGAGCATATCCTTGGTAAGGATAAGGTCGGCGGTTCGATTCCGCCCGGTAGCTCCAGAAAATATAGCCGGGAAGCTCAGCAGGCAGAGCACTCGACCGATAATCGAGCGGTCGCGGGTTCGACTCCCGCTCCGGCTACCATATTATGGCGGTGTGACGGGAATCTTGGCATACCTTGGAAGCTCAAACCTTCCAGTTCTGTGAGTTCGACTCTCACCACCGCCACCAGATAACTACCCGTTTTTCTTATGTTACTTTTCTATTTACAAGTTACTTGAAATATGGTAAGATATAACAGAGGTGAAATATGAAAATAGGTTTTACAGGAGCGAAACAAGGGATGACCAAGGATCAAAGGGCTACCCTGATTGGTGTTCTTGTGGCTTCTGCTCCAGAGGAATTTCATCACGGTGATTGTGTGGGGGCTGATGAACAGGCACATTCAATAGCAACCAATCTTGTTGAAAATGTAGTTATACATCCACCAATCAACGATAATCTTCGGGCATTTTGTGAAGCCAAGACAATTTTACCGAAAAGAGATTACCTTGATAGAAATCGCGATATTGTTGATGCCTGTGATTTACTTGTGGCGGCACCACGCTCAAGATATGAAATAATGAGAAGTGGAACATGGGCCACTATCAGGTATGCAAGAAAAAGAAATAAAAAGATCTTTATAATCTGGCCAGAAGGGGGTTATGCTAATGAAAATTTTAGAGAATAAAAAGGCGAAGATTTCTGGAAAAATGAATGAGGAATATCTTGTTGTTCATATCATTTCAGATGAAACCGGTAAAAATATTTGTGATGTGAAATTATCTTTACAGGAGGTTCTCAACCTTGTAGAGTATGCAATAAAAGATATTTTCAAACGTCTTGAAAATAATGTCAAGAATAAAACGGAGAAAAGAGATGTATTATAATTATAAAAAGGGTATAATAAATCCATTTTTCAGAATAAAGAAGGAAGCTCTTAAAACAGAGAGTGGTATAAAAATTCCAAATCGCTGGGCTCTCCTGAATGCCAAGACAAATTCACTTTTAGGAATAATGTCAGCAGACTATGAGGTAGTTCTCAATTCACAAGTAGCAAAACTTTTTGATGAGGCATTAAAAGATTATGAAGTTGACAAGATTGGGGATTATCTTGATAATTTACAGAGAAGATGGAAAAGAAGAATTATCCTCAAAGGTGATAAGGTTACATTTGAAGTGGATAAAGATGATCCTGTAACAATCGTCGTTGAAATTTTCAATGGATATGATGTAAGGTCGAGTTTTGGATACGAGCTTCTTGCTTGTCGAATTATCTGTGAAAACGAATTGTTGATGGGTCGAAGAAATATCTTCAAGGAAAGCTATTCTCATTTTATAGATAATCCAAAGAAACTTCAATTCTCTATCGAGATGAAATTTGATTATTTCAAAGAAAATGTAAAAATCTGGCAGAAATGGACAAAAGAAAAAAGAACGAAGGATGATTTTATAAACTTTGTAAATAAGAGGGAATATCTTTCGGAGAAAATCAAAGAGGAAGTAATAGAAGGATATGACTTGGTAATGAACAGGTTCGGTGTGGATAGCAAATGGGGGCATTTCAACATCCTCGCTTATCTTGCTACACATCAGACAAAGGCAAGAGTTGGTTCATACCTTTTCTCAAATAGGTATAAACTCTTTGAAAGAATGATAGAGGAATATTATAACGAAGAATGAAAAAGATATTACAATTGATAATGGTAATGAAAGTGCCGGCCGGCACATTCTCTATGAGAGGAGTAAGATAAAGAAAAATTCGGGGATCGTTTAATTGGTAAGACTCAACACTTTGAATGTTGTAATAGAGGATCGTGGCCTCTTCCCCGAACCAATATACACGGGTCATCTAATTGGTAGGATATCTGGCTCTGAACCAGAAAATGCAGGATCGTAGCCTGCCCCGTGTTCCAAAAATGAGTAGTGGATCAATGAGGGTAGTCATTCTTCGCACTCACCGTTAAGCACATCTCATCGAGTCTGCAGTAATCGATGAAAGGCCTATGTCGGGAATTGCCATGGGAATGACGAGCGACCTGATATCCACTACTCAATTATGGGGGTTATTTTACAGTAACCCCCTGTTTTCATTTGGTAAAATAGTCCTTTACAGGTAACATAAATTGTGATATAATATAGGATACTATATTAAGGAGAATAATATGATATTGAGATTTTCTGAAAAGGGCTCACCGTATATTGAATTGGATGATCATAATAGGTTCATCTTTTCCAGACTTACAGCGAATGAGAATGGTATAAAGTATATCCTTTATACCAATGCTCCTTTGAATGGTGAGATGCCGGTAAGGGCGAGAGACAATTGGTTTACCACGACATATTTCAAGAATGTGAAAAATGGAAAGATGCCTGGGGCCCCAGCAACCAATCTTGGTATTCCTCATTCTTTCAAATCCAATATTTATTGGAAGAATGGAACAATCTCTGTTTTGAGAAAAATGATCGCAAAATATCTTTTACCTACAGGAGAGTTTCCTGAAAGTGCATTTCCGGCTCTTGCCGAAGATATCGTGAAGTATAATAGGTTGGCAGATAAGGATAAAAAGAAACTCGTTGAATATGTAAGGAACGAGGAAAAGAAAGAGGAAGAGGAAGAAGAAATAAAGAAACCAGAGAAGAAGATCAAAAAAGAAAAGGTGAAGAAGGAAAAGAAAATAAATAAATCCGAAAAAAAGGCAAGGAAGAAGAAAACCAAGAAAGTTGAAAAGGAAAAGATCAAAAAGGTAAAAGCGAAGACCAAGAAAACCAAGAAGATCAAGAAAGTGGCAAGGAAAAAAAGAAGGAGATAATATGAGAAGGAATCCCATAATTATTTTTTGTGTATTGATAGGTATTATTTTTTTCTTATCCTGTATAAGCGATTCTGGAGAAGCCAGAACCAGAATATCGAAACCAAGATGTGGTGACAGGATATGCAATGGAACAGAGACTTGTAAAACTTGTCCAAAAGATTGTGGAATATGTCCACCACCTGCACCATATTGTGGAGATGGTAGTTGTAATGGAACAGAGACTTGTAAAATCTGTCAAAAAGATTGTGGAGTGTGTCCACCTGCGCCCTCTCTCAATATAATATTAACATGGAATGCAAATGCACCGGAAGAAAATGTCATAAATTATAAAATTTATTATGGATATCAGTCTGGTGTATATGCTGGTTCCTATGATGTTGGTGTTAATTTGTCACTTGCTCTGACATTGGAACAACAGAAGGTGTATTATTTTTCAGCTACAGCAGTAAATGCCGTAGGTGAAAGTGATCATTCAAATGAGATTACTTATTCAACAATGTATAATTACTGGTAATAGAAAGGAGTAGAGATGAAAAAACAGAGAGTTTTAGAGTATAAGTATGTTGGTGTTGTTGATCGTTTGAAAAAGGACTTGTCAGGTAGAGAAGATGTTTTTTGTCTCTATACAATGACAGACACATTTGAGCAGACAAAAGCTCTTGATTGTAGAATGTTTCCATTCAAGAGAATTGCTAAGGTAAAAATTGTAGAAATAAAATAATTTATTTTCTACCTACATAATAAATATTATAAAACTCTATGTAGGTGGAAATGATGGAAAAGAAACCAATTATTGAGAAGTGTATAGGGTGTAAAAAGGTAACAGAGGATAACTTTTGTATGGTATATGTAAATCCTGAAGGCCGATGGTCTTTAGGTGGTTGTGGAATATCAACCCATATACCAAAAACAACAGCCTTCGTTGCCGCCAAGATGATGAACCTGTTGAAGGCGTCAAAGAAAAAAGTAAAAACCAAAAAATAGAAAGGAAAGTAAGATGTTGAAATTACCTGTAGTAGAAAAGTGTGGAGTGTGTGCAAAAATCTCTGATGGTTTTTGTACTGTTTATTCTAACCCAGCTGGAAAATGGTCTGTAGGTGGATGCTACATTGCTACTCATATCAAGAAGGTTGTTGTAGAAAAGAAAAGGGCAGGCAACAGTTGATGGATAACCTACTATAACCTACTTGACACTACCGAAATCTTTTGGTATAATTAGAGGTGAAGGATGAAAAGAGCGATGGTCATACGAGTAACCAAGACTGAATTTGAACTTGACGACGGGCGGATTTACCAGCATCCGTTTGAACTCGATGAAGTTCCTACCAACGAGGAATTTCAGCGCATCTATGATCATTGGCGAGAACTGTTTGAGAAGGAACTGGGTGACGAGCAAGAGACTGATCGGGATAGCGAAAGCCGCTGAACTTCTTGGCGTTGGAATCTCTACACTTCGGGCGTGGGATGATTCTGGCGCATTGAAAGCAGAACGCACAAAGGGTGGTCATAGACGATACCGCATTGAAGACATTGAGCAACTTCAAGGTGTGGTGTCAGAGGACAACCCGCCCAATGATTGCACAGCGGTCTATTGTCGGGTGTCCTCGCACGACCAGAAACAGAAAGGCGATCTGGAAAGACAAAAGCTGCGCGTGCTTGAATACTGCGCCGGTAAACAATATCGAGTTGGCTATGTGTTCGAAGAAACGCTGTCTGGCATGAATGACAACCGCCCGAAACTACACAAGCTAATAAACTTGGCTGTTGAACATAAGATCAATCGCTTGGTTATAGAGCATAAGGATCGACTTGCGCGTTTCAATTTCGGTATCTTCGTCAAACTGTTCGAAAGTCATGGAGTTGCTGTTGAGTGGTGTGAGGAGGTTTTACCAAAATCCTACGAAGCGGAATTGGTAGAGGATATGCTGTCTTTGCTTTCGTCATTCTCAGCCAAGATTTACGGAAAGCGTTCAGCCGAGCGAAGGAAAAAGGCAAGTGGAAATCCTTAGAGCATATAAGGTCGAACTTGACCCAAACAATGTTCAGCGGACTGCATTGCTGAAACATGCGGGCGCGGCGAGATTTGCGTTCAACTGGGGACTTGCACGGCGAAAGCAAGAATATGAAGAAACGGGCAAATCTAGCAATGCTATAGAGCAGCATCGGCAATTAAACGCCCTAAAGCCCACAGAATTTCCCTGGATGTACGAGGTTTCCAAATGTGTCATGCAAGAGGCGCTTCGAGACCTAGATAAAGCCTATCAGAACTTTTTTAGACGTGTGAAGGCTGGTGAGAAGCCTGGATTCCCTAAATTCAAATCTCGCAAGTCCGGTGTTGGCAGTTTCAGATTGACTGGCGCTATCCGTGTTGAGAACAGTAGAATCAGGCTTCCTCGCATTGGGTGGTTACGACTGAAAGAGCATGGCTACATTCCCACAGAAGGCATCCATATCTTATCCGCTACCGTCACCGAGTCGGCGGGTCGTTGGTTTGTTAGTGTTCAATGTAAGCGAGAGATAGAATCCGCACAAGCAATGGGCGAGCCTGTGGGCGTTGACTTGGGTATCAAAAATTTGGCTGTGACTTCGGATGGGCAACGATTCGAGAACCCAAAGCCACTAAAGAAGGCACAGGCTAAACTCAGACGACTTCAGCGCGAACTATCACGCCGAAAGAAAGGTGGAAAAAATCGGGAAAAGACCAGACAGAAAATTGCCAAAGTGCACCAACGGATTACCAACATCCGACGTGATGCTTTGCACAAGGTCACATCGGCTATCGTGGCGAAAACCAAGCCTGATAACGAACGACCCAGTGTAATCGTATTGGAAGACCTTAATGTGTCCGGCATGTTGGCGAACCACTGTTTAGCACAGGCGATCAACGATGTTGGTTTTGCGGAGTTTCGAAGGCAAGTAAAGTACAAAAGCCTTTGGTATGGTTCAGAGTTGCTATTAGCCGACAGGTTCTTTCCGTCGTCGCGTATATGCCGATATTGTGGTTGTATCAATTCGGAATTGAAACTATCAGATAGAGAGTGGACTTGTGATTGTGGCGCTGTCTTGGACAGAGACTTAAACGCAGCAATCAATTTGAAAAATCTAGCAATAAACCTACCGTGAGTTCCACGGGAAGTTACGCCTGCGGAGACCGTGTAAGACCCGACTTGTCGGGCGGTGGTCGTGGAGGCAGGAATCAGACATCGAATCTATCGTTGGTAGATTCGAGTAAGTTCTGAGGAACGGTCAATCCATTGAAGGCTTCCAAGAGGGGTGAGTAATTTCGTAGAGCCCTTGGAATAAGATAATGGAGAGGTGGACATTTGGAACGTCAAGTGGTCTTGAAAACCATCACCCGTAAAAGGGCTGCAGGTTCGAATCCTGTCCTCTCCGCCATTCTTTTATAAGAAAAGCGGACATTGAATATATTTTGAAATGGGCAAAAAAGATAAAGGCTGTGAAATACCTTAGTGGTAATGGTATGGTGGCCGAGTCTGGTTTAAGGCGCTCGCCTGCTAAGTGAGTGGACATGGAAATCATGTCTCGCAGGTTCAAATCCTGTCCATACCGCCAGAGAAAGGGGAATCTAACAGTTACGAAAAATCTTATCAAAAATGAAAAATCTTTATCAAAATGAACACTTTTTAATAATCAATTAATATAAATACATAGTAGGAAGGTAAGGTATGACTTCTAAAAAGGAAGAAAAAGAAGTGACTGTTGTAAGAGTGACAAGGAAAGAGTTTGAACTAAGTAATGGTGAAATTTATGAACATCCTATTGAGCTGGATGAAACTCCAACTCTTTCAGAGTTTAAGAAGTATTACCATTACTGGAAGAAGATTCTTTCCAAAGATAATATTTTTGAGGATTAAATGGAAAAACTTATATCTATAAGCGAAGCTTCTAAGCTTCTTAATATATCTAAAGTATCTCTAAGAAGGTATAGCGAAGACTATCTTAAACCTGTCTATACTGAAGGTGGTCATCGTAGATATAAGTTATCAGACATACTTAAACTTCAAGGTGTAGTAGAGCAAGAAAAAGAACAGTCTGCAGCTATTTACTGTAGAGTTTCTACATCAGATCAAAAGAATAAAGGTGATTTAACACGGCAAAAGGAAAGGCTTGTTGAATACTGCGTTCAAAATAAATTAAAGATAGAGTACATTTTTGAAGAAGTCGGTTCAGGTCTTAATGATAAAAGAAAAAAACTAAGAGAGTTATTTGAATTAGTTTCTAAAAATAAAATAAGCAAAGTTATTATAGAGCATAAAGATAGATTGACAAGATTTAATTATAACATTTTTGAATTTTTTATTAATAGCTATGGAGTTACTATAGATTGTGTAGAATCTGTGTTACCTAAGTCTTTTGAAAATGAATTAGTAACAGACATCTTAACTATTATGTCTTGTTATTCAGCTAAAATTTATGGTAGAAGAAGTCATATGACTAAGAAGAATAAAGAAAATGAAGATAAACAGAGCATATAAGGTAGAATTGAATCCGAATAACAAACAACGAACTCTTCTTGAAAAGAGTGTCGGATGTGCTCGGTTTGCTTATAATTGGGGATTGAATGAACGTATAGAACTTTATAAGTCGGAAAAGAAAACTTTAACTGCTATAGATCAACATAAGATACTTTGTTCTATAAAGAAAACAGATTATCCTTGGATGTATGAAGTGTCAAAAATGGCACCACAAGAGGCTTTAAGAGATTTAGATACTGCCTTTAAGAACTTTTTCAGAGGTTTAAAACAAGGTAAAAAAGTGGGTTTTCCTAAATTTAAAAGTAAACATAATGATAAAGATTCTTTTAGAATTTCTTATGGATTCTATGTAACTAATTCGACAATTAATATTCCTAAAGTCGGTAGAGTAAGACTGAAAGAAAAAGGTTACATCCCTACAAAAGATGTTAAAATAAACTCTATGACTGTATCTAAAGAAGCAGATAGATGGTATATATCCATTCAAGTTGAACAAGATATACCTGAACCTACGAAACAAATACAATCGGTCTTAGGAGTAGACGTAGGCATTAAAACATTAGCTACATGTTCTAATGGTCAGATATTTGAAAATCCTAAATATCTGAATAAAACGAAGAAAAAATTAGCACATGCTCAAAAGAACTTGGCTCGTAAAAAGTTTGATAAAGAAACTAAAAGATCAAGTAATAATAGGTTAAAAAGTAAATTAAAAGTACAAAAGATATATAAAAGAATAAGTAATCAAAGAAAAGATACTCTTCATAAAATGACAAGTATTTTGGCGAAAACCAAACCAAGATACATCGTTTTAGAAGATTTAAATGTCTCTGGTATGATGAAGAACCATAAACTTGCAGGAGCTATAGGAGATGCGTCTTTTAATGAAATTAAAAGGCAACTAATATATAAGACTTCATGGTATGGTGGTTCTATAATCGAAGTAGATAGATTCTTTCCTTCAAGTAAGATGTGTTCTGTCTGTGGTTATTTAAAAGAAGATCTTACTTTAGAAGATAGGATTTATATATGTGATTGTGGAAATGTCATAGATAGAGACTTAAATGCTTCTATTAACTTAGAAAAGTATGGATTAATTAAACTTAACAATACCGATAGTTTGTCGGGAATTAAAGCCTGTGGAGAAAGTGTAAGACTTCAAGATGCTTGTATAGATCAAGAAGCAGTTTCTATGAAGCAGGAAGAAAACATCAAATGTTCAATTTGAGTAAGTTTTTCAGAACGGATATATGAAAGATAGATTGAGGGATTTATACTACAGTATTATTCTTCTTGGGATGAACATAGTCTGGCTTTCTCCGTGGGGTAGAGCCATCATTCATAAAACCGTGAATCTCTATCTAAA